CGCGTGTAGATTCGTGCCTCCTGCCAGAAATCGTCACGGTAACGAATAAGCGATGCGTAGAAACTGGACTGAGCGGGGTTCATTTTCGACCGCACGAACCCGACCGGCTCGGCAACGGTCGTTATTTTATTCGCTAGTCTGGTCTGAGTCGTTGTCAGCGCGAGGTGCCGGCATTGATGCCGCCCACGGGTTTTTTGCCACTGATGCATACAGTCCTCTGTCTCCGGGTTCCACTGGATAACCGAGTACGATTTTTGCCGTCTCTCGGTCAATCAAATCCGCGTTAAAATCACCACGAACCCGCGCGTGAAGGTTGTCCACGTCTTCCTGCAAACCGCGCATCCCCGAAATGTCGAACGCCAACCGATACTCTCTGGAATGTCCCTCATCCCATAGTAGCGACCCCGTAATCTGCTTTGCCAGACTGCTGAGCATGGGCACGACGCCATTCTCAAGTGCCGCTTGCAGCGACTCGCCGTAGTTGTTGTAGGTTTTGGAGCTGCTAGGCAAACCCAGAGCCATTGGGTCTAGGCCCAGAGCAGCACATATGCGGGAGACCGGATGCCGAATCACTGTATCCAGCGCCATGTCTTCCGGTGTAAGGTTCAATTGTTTGACGTCCAGTGCGAACGCCGATACAATCGGACGCCCGACACCTTCGCGCCGAAGCTGGTTGAACCTGTCCTGAATCTGTGCGGCTTGTTCTTTGTTCGGCGCGCTACCATCGTTCAGCTTGGGCGAGAGCAGATACGAACCGACGCCCAGATTGTTCAGCAGGTTCGCCGAGTAGCTCGCCGCCCAGTTGTCAACCGTGATTTCTTTCAGGACGGCAGCCAGCGGTGAGATGCCCAAAGCCGGCGAACGAGGGTTCATGCCGTGCCGCAGATGCACGATATCGGATGAGGGAACGGTTACCTGCCCTTCGACGGTCGAGATTCTGTAAGCTGAAATCGCACGGTTCGATATCCGCCGCTCATCGAATACCGGCGTGACTGAATAGTGCGGCAGGTAGGTTAGCTCCCTGATTTTGCGACCTTCGCGAACCTTGTACCAGTAGGCGTTGCCGGCAGTTGAATAGCTGGCGATGGTGCCGAACATCAGCGCGGGTAAATCGTAGTCAAGATTCGGGGTTTCGAGGAGCTCGAGAACTTCATGCTCGCCTGCGTCCTGCCAACCGTCGTCGGTCAGACGCTGATAAACTAGCGGGGCTTCGTCGGCTTTGTTTGCCAGAAACTGGATGCAGATTGATACAACAGCGTTTAGTGTGAGGTCGCCAGCCTCTCGCCTATAGTCCAGATTCGTATCGAACGAACCCGGAAAGTGCGCGATGCCCCCCGTGTAGGGTTGCACCTGTCGCGTGCTGAAAATCGCCTTGAACCAGTCGAACATGCTAAATGATGCGAGCGCGGGTGCCCCAGCTCAGAAGCTGTAGGTTGCCTGTCAGCTGCCCTATAGCTAGCACGCCGGGTCCCAAATCGCAGGGCAGGAACGGAAGTTCAGCAGACGCAACAGCGACCTTGTCAATGTAGAAAATGCACCGGAACTTGCCGGTGGCGTCGATATCGCCGCGAATCGCCAGAGTCTGGATTGTGTCCAGCGGGAACACGCTCCCTACCTCGGCGTTGTAAACCTCGTTGCCGCCGTTGCGAATGACGCACCGCCAACGGGTATTCTGTGCTGGAATCGTAAAATAAATCGCATCGGGGAACGGTGCGGAAAAATGCGAAATTGAAATGTTCAGACCGATGGCAAGGTCTGTATCGTATTCAGCCGCCGTGTTGTGCCGGATTTCTGCCATCCACCGGAAAAAGGAACCATTGCCCACAGGGAAAAGCTCCGGTCGGGTGATGCCTGCTCCCGCGCCTGACGGGTCTGGCGATAGAATCGTAACCACTCCCGGGTCAAACGTAACGAGGTCGAATCCTGTGTTTGCCTCGACGACTACGTAACGGTTATCGGCGTTGTCGCCAATGAAACCGTCAACAAATTCTCGGGCGCGAGGGGACGCGGGGAAACGCTCGAAATAATTCACGTGTAGTTATAGACGCGCTTATCTGGTGTTTTGGAACGCTAAAATACTTCCCATCTGTTTACCCGACCCATGCCAGCCAGATGATTATAGGATTCCGCCGCCGCGTCCACTTGGTCATCGTTCCTGCCGTTTGGGAATTGCCTAAGCTCTTCCACGAAATCGGTTGCCCAGTTTGCGCCCCTCGGGATGAGGAGGTTGCCCGCTTCAATGCACGCCGCCAACGCCTGCGACCTGACGATTTTGGAACCACTGACCGTCTCGCCATGCACCGCAAACGCTGAGAGCAACCGTTGGAACCGCGCGAACTGGAATTTACCCGCTGCGCCCGGGTCTATCGGCATGGCAATTTTGCACGCTCTGCCGTCCGCTTCTGCTGTTGCCGCCAACATCCGTTCAACGTCGAGCGCGCCCCATTGACCCCGCACAACATCAAGCAGCACAAATTCGCCGCCCTCTGTTCTTCCGATTTTGACGCCCGCTGTATAGTCGCCATCGCCTTTAGTCGCTGCGAAGTCCCAGCCCCGCACGGTCTCAACAACGTTTGGCACAACGTCGATAAATTGCAATTTGCCGATGTCAAAATGCGAGCCAGTCTTCGGCGTCGGGTTCTGCTGGTAAAGCGCCTCCCAGCTATACTCGCCCTCTTCGCGCTTCATCTGCTCTCGAATCTGATTGAGCGCGTCAATTGGAAAACGTTCTGACCATAGAGCGTTTCCGTTTTCATCGATTGCGGGCAAGTCGAGCGTTTCCCAGTCCTTGCCAATGCGTCCGGCTAAATCGTCATGATGCCAGCGGGTGGCAATGAGTACAATTTTCCCGCCCGGCTCCAGACGTGTTAAAAGGTCGTCTGTAAACCAAGCATGAACCCTGTCTCTATAGGTAGCACTGTCCGCCTCGATGCGTGACTTAATCGGGTCGTCGATTATGATGAGGTCGAACCCTTGCCCCGTGGGCGGCGAGCCTACACCGCGCGCCGACAGTTCGCGCCCGTGCCCGTCCGACCAGTGAGAGGCGGCGGATGTTTCAAGGTTCTGCCCCATTGCGACCCAGCGATTCCGAAGAGTACGCGAAAATCTAGATGCGTTGGTCTGGTTGTAAGAGGTGATGAGTACCCGCGCTTGCTCCCGCCGCAGCATATAGTACATCGGGAAATTCAGCGTACAAGTTTCGGTTTTGCCGTGACGCGGCGGCATGTGGATACGCAGACGCTCTAGGCTGCCAGACTCTATACGCTGCAATTCGTGACCAATCATCTGCACGTGGTGCGGGACAGTGTATTTTTTGGGCTTCGTTCGCTCGAACCATTCCAGAAATGACTCGCCCGCTGACTGGTCACTGGCAAGCGACAACCGCCGCTCAAGACGGGCGCGAACAGCTTCCCGCAGCTGATGTTTTATAGATAACTCATACATATGATTTAGGGTACAATTACAAATGTCATGGGAACCATAATATCATGGACGGATGCAACCTGGAATCCGGTAACCGGTTGCTCTAAAGTTAGCGAAGGCTGCCGGAACTGCTACGCGGAACGATTGAGCTTGAATCGTGGCTGGACTTCTGAAAAGTGGACGGCTCGCAATTCGGCTGTGAATGTCAAGTGCCACCCAGTGCGATTGCCGCTTTGTAACGGTGGTTGCCTACGAGAATATGCCCCGTCGACTTTTGAACCACCAGCGCGCCCAAGAAGCCATGATGCCGGATGCTGTCTTGTATTTTGCTGATATTCCCGCGCCTTGCGTTCTTCGGGTGCGGAATAATCTTCTTAACGGGGACCTGCGTTATCATAGTGATTCGTCAATCTCGAACCTTTCGTCGTCTAGCTGCTCTAGCAGTTCCTGCAATTGTTCTGTACTCATCTTAGAGATGTCGAGTTTCATTCGGCGACCATAGAGTTCCGGCTTCCGGCGTTCGAGATACCATGCGGAGGCTTTCCAGTCTTGCAAGGCAGCGCGCATAACGATTTTCTCCATCAGACCGAACGCCTTGTCGCCTGCTGCGATAACTCGCGCCCTCACCTCCGGGTCTTCGCGCATTCGGTTATACAGAGTGTCTTTTGACAAACCGCACGACGCCGCCGCGTGGTTGACGAACAGACCCTGCTCAATCAATTTAATGACCTGCTCGATTTTCTCGTCTATTTCGGAATCGCGCTTTCGACCTGCTGGCATAAAGTGATTAAAATTTTGGGGCGGCTGCGAAGGGGAACAACCGCCCGTTGTTTGCTCTTACCCGTTAAAGATTTGAAATACCCAGACCCGCTAACGCGCCTGAGATGATGCCCGTAACCCATCGAACGAGCGCGAGTTTCCAATCGAACTCGAAACCCAACCCCTGCTCGATTGCGTGTTTCCACGCGTTGAGGTCAACAATTAGAGCGGCAAGGAATCCTGCCACTGCTCCAGCTAAAACGTTTTGAAAATTCATCGTGATTTTTCCTCCAGCCTGATAAGACGCTCGCGGCTGGCGGTTGTCTCCTCCGTTAGGCGTTCAAGTTGCGATTTTACCCGCCCAACGTCATCGCCCAGTGCCATTAGCTGAAACTGCATCATGGCAATCCAGAACGTTGCCAGACCGAGAACGCACACCAGCGCGACTATTGTTTTGACCAGTGCCATCATGCGGCTGACTTGTTCGATGATTTGCGTTTCCGTTTTCTCGCTCATCACAAACCTCTGAGGCTGACAAACCCGAAGTCGTGCTTGGACTGCAGCAACGCTCGGCTGCGCCTCTGCTCTGCAACGGCGTTGCCAGTGCGTGAACCGGCGGCGTTCGTATTGCCCTCAAGCGTGCGCAGGCTTGCCCAGTTGCCGTTATTGTCGCGGAAGACCTCGGCGATGAAGCCGATGTGACCGGTGCCGTTCGGGTTAATCCAGAAGAACAGATCTCCGCGTTCGGGGTTGTTTCGCTTCAGTCGGAGCGTTTCGCGTCCCCAGTTGCGCCATGCCCAGACGCCTGCCGACTGCCTCGCATTCGGAAGTCTGTTAGCCGGCGCGCCTGCTTGGAGTAGGCACCAGCGCACGAAAGCGGCGCACCAGTTGTAGCCGGGACTTAGCCCCACGGACGCCAGAAATTGGTTGACCCAGAAGCCGCGCCCGTGTCCCCATTCGCCTCTGACGCCGACTTTACCTCTCGCGACATGCAGGGCTTTTTCGTGGGTGGTTGCGTTTCGCCACTGAGCGTCGGTCATGGTGCGGACAAATGCGGGCTTACTCATCGGCTCTGGTTTCAGACGTGTTCCGGCAGTTGTTGGTTTCTGCTGATTTGGGATTGCGGCAGTTCCGGACGTTTCCCGCTGTAGGTCTCAAGCCCTAGACCACGGCGCCATGCCAGCTTGTATAGCAGCAGAAAATCCTTTTTCAGTTCGCGTTCGTTGAACGGGTCTGATGGGTGATGACGGAGCGATTCCAGAGCGTGTTTGCCCAGACTTGCAGCTGCCCATAGTGCGCACGGTTCGCCGCCAACATCGGCGGGGGTTTTGATGTTGCCACCGCGCCGCTTGACGTGCAGCCACGCCAATTCGGCGCGTTCGTCCAGTCCGGTCTCCATAAGTGCCGCGAACTCTGCTGGAGCGGGGAACCATGTCAGGGTTCGGAGTGCTGCAACGGCAAGGCTTTTGAAGGTCTGGTCCGGTATTTCAGAATCAAAAATCAACCGCCAGTCGGTTGCCATTTCGTCGGTCAGTTGGGGCGGGTTTTTCAGGTGCCGCGCCCAGAGTTTGAGGGCGGCTTTCACTGTCTCGGTGGTCAGTTGCATGTTCGAATTTGTTTTACCATCCCTCGGGGATAATCGGCATTTTGCGCTGGTTTCGGTCGGGTCGGACGATGATACCCTGCCAATTTTGCTCGATGCTGTGCCAGCCAGAGTCAATCACCGTTTGCAGGTCGTGTTTCAGCCATTCGGTGACTTTCTGCTGGCAACCAATGGGCGTCCACGCCGACTTGCGCAGCGACTTCCTGTGCATCTCGAACGCATCGAGCATTGCCCGCATCTCGGGGGTCTGCCAGTCTGCGGGGAGACGCTCCCAGACGCCATCAACCCCGCCGGTTTTGGCGTAGGGGGGAGGGGATTTATCCCCTAAAGGGGGGATCTCTTTT